TGCGAGCATGGGAAACCTTTCGGTGCTTGTTGCGGGAGAACGTGTAGCCGTAGGTGCAGCCGGCGACGAACGTGATCGACATCAACGCCGCCAGGTACAGGGTGAGTTGCCAAGTCTGCATTTCAGATCCTCGTCTTGATCATGTATGTGATGCCGACAGCAGCCGCAGCCACCGATATGACCATCGCGTACCGGAGGCTCGTGACCAGGGGGCTTTCGTCATCGCTGACGTAGCCGATGTGCTCATGGACGGCCGCAGCAGCCTCCTCGACCGTGTCAATGTGCCGCTGGGCCTCCGACAGGTGCGACCGCGCAGACACCGCCGCCGCCCGGACATCGTTGGCGGACGAGGCAATCTGCGCCGTATGCGAGGCGCAGCCGGTAAGGAGGAGGACGGCGGCAATCCGCTTCAATCGAAGAACCTGCGATAGGGGACGGTCGGCAGCGGGTCCACCAGGGGAAGTTCCGCCAGTTGCGCCTGGGACAGCGGCTCCGCCACGCGGAGGTTTGCGTGGTAGCGGTTGTCGCCGGGGCGAATCACCACGTTCTCCTCGTCGATGACGGGAGGGATTGCGCTGATTCGGTCAAGCGTGACACCCGTGACGGGCAGCACCATGACCTCGCCGTCCTCGTCGGTGCGTTCCTCGGCAAGCCCTGCGGCGATGAGAGCATCGTCCAGGTCGGACTCGGTGGATGATCGGAGTAGGTAATCCATGTCAGGTGGTCAGGGATTGGAGTTGGGCGTTCGTGAGTCGGGTCGGGTAGTACCGCCACGATCTAATGTGACCGTTCTTCATGTAGATGCTGTTCGGCCCGGACGTTTGGTAGAAGTCGCCGCCAAGCGTCACCGAATCGATGACTCCTGCACCGGCGAGAGTTCCAGTTGTGTCAGTAACAACCGCGCCGCCGTTGGCGCAGATGGCGAAGTTGTTCGTGTCCCAGGCGTATGCAGTCTTGTATGCGGTGTTAAACGCAGGGTTGAATCCGGAATCCGGGCTTCCTTGGGTGGTTCCGCTGACCGACGTTAGGAGCAGCTCGTTTGCCACTCCCGCCACTCGCCATCCCATGCGGATGTAGTTGTCGGTGCCGCTGTTGCTGAAATTGCAGAGCAGATTCTGCGATCCGGCACCGACGTTGCATACGTTGTCGGAATGCGCGACAACGGTTCCCGCTCCCGTGCGAAACCAAGAAGTAAAGTTCGCACCCGCGATGTAGCACGAATCCAAAGCCCTGTTGCCCGCGCTTGCACCGCTCGGAATCAAACTGCTCGCCCCGCTGCCGGTTTCCAGTTGGAACCCGTAGACGTAGAACGTGTCGCCGGTTGCGCCGATGGTTGCGGACAGGAAGTAGACGTAGACCTGCGTTGTGGTGGCCGGAAGCGTGTACGTCTGCGTGATTCTCGTCCAGCTGGTGTTGTTGTAGGTTCCGGTGGTGCTAGTCGGCGTGACATCGCCCACGGTGCCGTTGACTGCGTACAACCTAGGAGCGTGGCCAACGGGTCCGCGAATCCAGTAGGAAACCGTATACGTCGCCCCGCCGGTAAGGCCGGAAACGATCTGCGCGTGGGAAGCGTATCCACCGGCGGTGCCGCAAACCAATTTGGTGGCGTTGTTGGTGCCGTCCGGCGAAAGCAGATCGGTCGTGTTGTTAGTCGGCGTTCGTCCCGTGCCGATGACCCAAACCGATACCGCTCCGTTGCTTTGAAGGGCAAGATTGTTTTGCGCCGATTCAATTAGCAAACCGCGCGGGTTGCCATTTGTGTCGTAGCTGAATCGGGGATTCCCCGCGGTCGCCGTTGCGACCAGGCCGCTTGCGTTGATGAATGTGCCGCTCGTGGAGCGCGAAAAGCTCACGCCCATGCTCGTCAGGTCGGCAAGCGTGCTCATCTTCGTGAAGTCGAGCGAGAGCGTGGAGCCGTCGCCGAGCATGGCCCGGCGCATCATCGAACCCATCATGGGATCACCTCCGCAGTAACGCGCAGCGCGATCGTCGCGATGTGCAGGTTTTCCGATCCAGCCGTCGGGTCGGCGTACAGCACGATCTCGCCCCACGACGGGCCGGCAAGCGTGGCGGTCTGCGTCGCGGTGAAGCTGGTGGTCGCGGTGCCGCCGCCGGCGCTGACAACGGAGCCGGTGACCGTGGTGGAAACGCCCGCCAGCGTCAGCTTCGCCTTCGGCGTGTAGCCGGTCCAGTTGAAGTTGTTCCCGCCCACCTCGTGGACGTGGAAGTCGATCTTGAGCACTTCCCCTGGCACCACGGTGATGCTCGGGATCGGAGTTGCCAGCGTCAGGTTCATCAGATGCACCTATACGGGTTGGGACGATCAAAGAACGGGAATGCGTTTCCGGCGGTGTCCATCACAACATGGACAAGGACCTTCGCCGAGAGCTCCGCGGTTGTCCAGTTGCCGCCGCTGTACTGCGAACCGACAGGTCCAAACTGATCCGTCGGCGTCGCATTCACGGCAACGCCATCGACGCGGGTCGCGGTGTTGTGGTACTCACGGAGGTTGATGCAGTTGGTGTAGTCAAAGGTGAGATCGGTGCCGACGGTTACGCCGGAGCCGGTGAGCGGCGGCGGGAACCACAGACGAACGGTGTAGGTCCATCGATAGGCCGCGCCAGCGATCGCGCTGGCCTGGCGCACCTCGCACAGGCCCATCGTGACAATCTGCCCTGCCCCCATCTCGCGCCGCGCCCAACGGAGCGTGTCCTTGTTGTCGATGGCCGTCGCCGCGCCCTGCGTCCATGAGTTCACCACGGCACGGTTTGCGCCGGCAATTCCCTCGTTGAAGATGGGACGGGTCCAGCTCATGGAAATGCGGGCTTGGGCGAGGTGATCTCAGCCATGTTTCCGGATCCCATCAGCGTCGCGAACGTCGCGGTGCTCGGGTACTTCTGGAAGAAGCCGATCTTGTCAGCCTGGAGAACCACGACGCCAGCCACCGTGGCACCGGAGGTGCAGAGCGGCTGTCCGGTCGGCTTCGGGATCGGCACTTGCTCGAGGTGATACCAGGCGTCGAACAGGAACTGGTGCTGGATCCGGTACCACTCGTAGGACGGGCTGATGGTGAACCCCTGATAGACCACCGTGCCGACTTCGCAGCCAAGGAAAACGGCATCGTTTCGCTTCCCGATGTAGCTCGAGTAGCTGCTGGTCGGCGGCTCGGGCGTCGCCTCGCGAGTCCGGTCCCATAGAAACTCAAACGTCATCGACATCTGCGGCACTTCGTAGGTCGGAGGGTTGCCGTTGAGATCGACCTTTGTTCCGCCGATGTCCGCGACGCTTCCGGGCCACGCCACGGTGCCGTTTGTCGGGAACGTCGGCGCGATGCGCCACATCTGCGCTGCCCGAACGCCGCTCGAGCGCGTCACCTGAACGTAGGTGCCCTCGTCTGCGGTGTACGGGTCAAAACTGCCGAACCTGCACGTCACTTCCCACACATACGGCGCCTCGCGCTGCATCCTCGTTTCGACGCTACGGCAGACAAACGTTTTTAGAAACGAGTTGGATCCGTAGATGTCAGATGGCAACCGTTGGCGAATTCTTGGCAAGCCAGTTGCGGACAACATCTGCTGGTCGCCTGGGTATGGGTCGCTCGAATTGGAAGGCTCCCACCGGACTTGGTACTGGAGGTCGAGCGTGTGCTGCTCGCCGGGCATTGCCAGCCCGTAGTTCCGCGTTTCCGGTCTTTCGATGACGGTCCACTTGCCCATTAGAACGGCCTTCCCATCTTGCTAGCGATGTCGCGAAGAATCACGATGACGTCAGCAATTCCGGCGGCACCGGTAAGTGCCTGATCGCTCGCGAAGTTTTTCAATCCGCCAGCCGTGGCGCTGGCTTGCCCGGCGGCGGCAATGCCGGCGGAAATCGTCGGATCGGTTGCGATGCGCTGCGCCTCGGCGCGGCTTGCTGCAGACTGCGCCTGGATCGCCTGAATCACGCCGGGCGCGACGGCCTTGGCGATCGTCTGCTCGTCCTGGTACTTCTGAATCAGCGCCTGCGTCTGCGCGTTGGCTGCGTCGAGGTCCCAGGTGGTCGCCATCCTGGTCAGCTCGTCCACCCGGTCGTTCATCAGCGCCGTCGCCTGGCGGATGGCGTTGAACGCCACCTGACCGACGTTGAACGCCGCCGAGATGCCGGACGCCATTGCCGTCCGTGCGCTTGACTCGTTGAGCTTCTTGAGCTCCTGATTCGCCCGCGCCACGCCCTTGACCACGCCTGACGGGTCCACCTCGGCGCGGATGACTGCCTTCATCTCCTTAGCCACCGGACACCTCCTCGGCGAACTCCTCGATGCCGCGACGGGTCCAGGGAAAGAGCTGCTGCGGTCGCTGCCCGGTCATGGCGCACGCGATGACTCCGAGCAGGAACTCGCAGCGTTCCGCCGTGGTCATCTCCGTCCGTGCGATGCCGAGCGGCATGGTCATCCGTTGCTCCGGGCTTGAGATTCGCCACAGCCGCCGCTCGGCGGCTCCGTAGGGCGTGGACCGTTCACCGCCTCAAGCAGGGCCGCGGCGATTTCGCCACGGATTGACGCAAGCTGTTCGTTCCGGTCCACGAACCGGCTGCCGTCGGGCATGGTGAGGTTGTCGCCCCACCAGAACTGGTCGGTGCGGCTGCGCTGGTAGTCGCCGAGCGTCGGCTCGCGCACCACCACGTCGCCGACGCCGTGGATCGTGACGGTGCGGCTGCGGGCGGCAATCTTGGACAGGTCAAACGGCATCAGGCTTCCTCGACCGAGATGTTCCACATACCGGCCTGAGTGCCGTCATCCGAGCGGCTGGCGCTGACGATGTGGCCGGTGATGATGTAGTCGATTCCTGCCTGATCCTCGAACGTGACCACGATCGTTCTGTTCACGGCATCTGCAAGGTTCGCCGGGTAGAGATGCGTTCGCAATGCATCGTCGGTCGTGCTGTTCTGCGCCATCATGTCAAACGTGACGGTGCGACGGACGCGACCAGGCGCACGCTTTTCTCGAAAGTCGGACAGCTGTGTGATGTCGATGCTTGCGCGCTCGTATTGCACGCTGATGTTCTTGATTGGAAATACTGCGCCTGATGCGGCCTGAAACGCGAGATTGACGGTTCCGCCGTAGCCTGAAATGAGTGCCATTTATGTCTCCGATGCGAGAATGGTCATGGTGATGGTTGCGATGCGCTCGGCGTCCTGCTGCCCGTCATCCGGCGTCTCTGCCGAGAAGGCGACCGACAGCTCGGACATCATCAGCTTGCAAGAGTTCCCGGCATCCACGATCGTGCCGCCCGTCCACAGTCCGGCAACGGAATCTGCCATCTGCGTGACAGTTTCAACCGTGTCGGCAATACAAGCGACCTCGACCGAGATGGTCCAATGATTGGTGTCCGCAACAACGCCGCGCATCTGTGCGTCGAGGTTTGCCGCGGTGAGCTCGTAGACCATGCACGGCGTCGGCGTGCCAGCGTTCCGCATCCCCACGGACACGGTGTAGGCGGTGGTGCTCAAAGCGTCGTAGACGGCCTTGCTGATCGATTCAAGCGGCACGGCGAAGCCCTCCCATGACGAGCGCTGCCTGGCGCAGGATGGCCTCGGCGATGGCGTTGCCCATAGCCGTCGCGTTGGACCGCGCCCACCTCATGCTGATGAACGAGCCGGGAATGCGGCGCTTTGCGCCCTTGTGCCGGAAGCCGGATTCGAGCAGATGCCAGATGCGCTGCCGCCCCTTGCCGCGCTTGGCGCGGTAATCGACGCCGATGCTGAAGATCAGCGCTCCGTAGCCCTTCTGCGCCCGCTTCGGGCCGTCCAGCCGGGTCGAGGCGGCGATCGCCCGCCGGTGCAGCCCCTTGCCCTGGTACCGGGCGCCGCGCCATGCCGTTCGGAGCTTGCCGATGTACGGCTTGGTTCCCTCGCGGATCGCCTTCTTGCGGACGCGCTCGTTGAGTTTCTGCGGAAGCTGCGAGAGCGTGCGGCGTACCTCGGCGCTGTCCACCGATATCCGCACGATGTTGGTCGCGCCGCGTCCAGCGCTCGGGCCGAAGAGGCTCATTCGGTCACCTCCACGGCCTCGATCTCGAGGCGCCGGCGGCGCTGGTCCATGTCCCAGCACGCGCGGCAGTTGAACGTCCGGACGGTGCCGTTGTCGTTCCAGAGCAGCCGGCTGCGGGAGGTCAGCGACGGCAGCCAGCTCGCGATGATCCGCCACTCGGTGCGGACCGCCGGGCCGCCGTCATCCATGACCTCGGTCGTGTTGGACGCCTCGACGTGCGCCCACACGGTGCCGATCGTCACCCAAGCCTCGACCGCCTGGCCGAACGCATCGACCGTGCGGACGGGG